TTCATAATATCCTAATTTTAATGCTGTACAAATTCCATCTAATGTTAAATTTAATTGAATAATTCCATCTAAATTTTTATTACATTGAATACATATATTTAATTCTAAAATTAAATTTAAAATATATTCATTAATATCATTAAAATTTGCAGCAATTCCAATTATAGAATTTTGACATTGTGAACATTCTTCATCTACATATGATGTTGTAAATTCTACAAAGTAAATACCGTCAAAAGAATAAATATTTATTTCTGAAGCATTTAAAGTAAATATTTCTTTATTATTTACTTGTTCTAATTTATTATTTAAACTAATACCTAAAGAATAATTTTTAAATGTATTATGATTCCATAATGTTGCAGATGTAATAGTTTCTCCTTCGTTAGTTTCAACATCTACATAAAGTTTTGTTTTATCGTTACTTATTGATAAGTTATTTATTTGTATCATATGTATAAAAAAAGGGAGAAGAGTTTGCACTCAACTCCCTTAGATTTTTAATTAAGTTATGTAAAATTATACTACTGGTAAGTTCGCAGGAACTGTAGCATTTGTACTTACAGCTGTTCTAATATCAGTAAGAACTGAGTTAGTAGCTGCATTATTTGCTAAAGTATTAGTTACTTTGTCAACCAAAATAGTTAATACTTTATATTGTCTTTCTACAGAAGTTTCATCTACAGTACTAAAATATACAATTTGAATTGTATTATAAATACCTGCTTTACTAGTGTAAAAAGGAATACGATCCATAAAATCTGCTGGATAACCAGTTCCTCTGTTAGAATCATATTTATATCCTTTAACAAACCATTCAAAGTTTGTAGCAAATTTACCTGTTCCATTACCTTGTGTACCAGGTACAGTAGTAGTAGAAGTCAATAAATTTAAATTAGAATTGTAACCGTTTGCAACGTTATTAAATACTTTTCCAACTACTTCAAATCTTTTAATTTTTCCAGGAATTTTTCCAGGAATATTATCTTGATATTTAGAAGTAACTAAAATACCTGTACCATCAGCTACAGCAGTAAATTCTCCATTTCCTCTACGTGCAAGATTTTTATTCAAAGATAGTAATACACCATCACGAACAGTTGTTGCAGTATCAGAACCTAATACTTCACCAGTTACATAGTAACCTGGAATTACTTCAAAATTTTCAGGAGACAAATCACTTTCAAGTCTAATTTCAACTTCATAAGTTCTTTGAGCAGCAACTGTACCAGCTACAGCAAATCCATCAATTTTTACAGCTTTTTGTACTTCAGCAGCATAAGTTGCTAAAGTTACTCTTTCTACTTTTCGAGGATCGATTACATCAGAGAACTCGTAATTAAGTCCTTTAGATGCATCACCTGCAGTTTTTTGCATTAAGAAGAAAGGTTTATTAGCTAGTACAACTGTACCGTCTTTTGATAAAACTTTTATTGCCTTATCTGCTGCAGAAGCAATAAATGTAGGCACTGTTGTCTGAGCTGCAGAAGTATTACCAACAATTAATTCACCAACTTGTCTTGGTCCAAACATAATTTTTTAATTTTAATTTTTAAACAATAATTTTTATTTATTCATTTCTAGAACCTAATTGAATTTTAGATTCTAAATTTTGTGGTTTATAATCTCTTAAACACAACTCTACAGCTCTGTCTAAAATTTCATCATGTATATGTGAATCTAATTCACATGTTTGTGGTAAAAATTTACCATCAATAGTTAATCCTTCACCTGGAAAAGCTGTATTTAAATTTTCCAAGATAATAGGTTTAGGGTATTTTAAATATCTTATTTTATATTCTAAAGAACCTAACACATTATAAGGTGAAACAATTTCGACAACTTTAACATTATTTAATCTAGAAATATCTAATCTCCATGCAACAGTACTATCTGGTGTTTTAAAAGGATTTTTAATTTGAATATTAAACTCATCATATGTGACAGGTTTAGTATTTATTGTAGTTCCATTAAAACAATCTGAAGAAGTAATTTTAACTTGTTCATTGACAATTAAAAAAGTATCTTCAGGTACAGGATAAAATTTAGCACTAGAATGTATTTTAGTACTATTATTTATAACTGTTGTTGTAGAATAAGATTTAATTAATTCTTTTAAATCAGCTCTTCTTTTTTCAGATCCTTCAAAACCTTTTTGTTTTCTATTACTAGCAGGGTCATAATAATTTTTAATTATTTCTAACTGTGCTTTAGTTAAATAAACAGATTTTTCATAACTGTCAATTCCTGGAGCAGATTGTGTAGCAATAGCATTATATAAAATGTCAAAATGATTTGAAAATTCTTGAACTGTCATAATTATTTATCTAATTTAGCTTCAATAATTGCTCGTACTTCTTGATTTTTTGGAGCATCTAAATATCTAACAGCATTATCAAATGTTGCAATTTGACCTGCTGAAGATAACTCTAAACCATCTGCAGTAGAATATTTATTTCCTGAAATCTTAATGATACCTTTATCAACTGCGTTATTAATTAATATTTTAGTTTCATAAGAAGCATCATTTATAACACTTACAAATAATGAAGGCATTGTGTCAATATATTCTTCAACTTTAGCTTGTAACCATTTTAAAGAAGATTCTTTAGAAATAGGTTGATTAGAAAGTAATTTAAGAACTCCTAAAAGTTTTTCTTTATCATCTTCAATTTTACCATAAAGTTTGAAAGCTTGTTTTTTAGAATCATATTTTTGTTTTTTCTCATTCAATTCTTCATCAGAACGAGTAATAACAAATTCATATGAACTCTTTCGATCTCTTTCTTCCCATGTAGGTGCAACATCATCTTTATATTTTTGAAGTAATTTAACAGAAATGTAATCGAAAGGATTACTTAAATCAAATCTATTATTTTCACTTTCTTTATATAATGATACAATAAAGGTTTTCCAAAAATCACCATAAACAGATAAATTAGTACCTGTTACTTTTTCTAAATATTCTTTTTCATCTTCAGATAAAATATTAGCAATACCACCATTTCGTTGCAGTGGTGCTGAAAATTTCTTAACTGAACCCATTAACATCCCTCCTGATATTACATGGTTGTCATCTACATTTGCTGCCATACCACGTCTACGTGGAATGTGTTTTACAATTACGATTTCATTAGGTAAAGTAAAACTTGATTGTTCTAAAGTTGTTTCTGTATTCTCTTTTTTCATTTCTCCCGAATTTAATATTATTTTAAAGTGCACCCCTGCAGCTAATGTGCAGGGAGACACTATTTATTTATGCTTAATCTATGATTGCAGGTTTTAAAGTTGCAGTACGACCTGGATCGATTACTAATGCTCCAATACCTTCACAAAGTGCAGTGATTGTTGCAGAATCTTCCATGTGTTGCATTACACCACCTCTACGTCCTGTAAATGGATCTCTAATACCAGCTTTGTAACCACGAAGTTCATCAGAACCACGTACTTTTACTTTTTGAATATTAGGCTCTTCCATTGCACCAATGTAAAGGATGTCATAACGATAAGACTCAGCTACACCACCAGCTGGGTGCATAACTTTATTTCTTACTTTATCATCATACATTGGGTCAACTTCTAACATTACATGAATGTTGTTAGGGGCTTTCCATTCAGTGAATTGGAATCCTGCTACAAAAGCATTACTGTGGAATTTAGAAGTAGTTTGTTTGATAGCATTAGAATTAGTGTTATCAAAACCAAGTGCTTGCCATCCAGAAGCTTCTTGTGTTACAGCTCTATGGAACTGAGCAGCTCCTCTTTCACCTGTACGTAACATGAATTTTCTTTCACCCCAATCAAGTTTACCTTCTGACAATTCATAAAGCATATCTTCAAGTAATCTAATAGAGAACAAGTTGTAAGTCACTGTATTAGATACTTCCATTTGCTCACGGATACCTGAACCTGCTTTAATTTCAATGTTTGAATTACCTTTATTTAAAAATCTACTATTTTCATCACGGTTGGTTTTACCAAACATAACTGTTTTAGATTTAATACGAGATAATTGTTTTTCAAACTGCCAGTAAACTTCTTGCATCCAAGTTACTGATTTGTGTACTTTTCCTGTACTAGGATCTCTAGTTTCAATACCAGAAAAATAAACTGGCTCAACTTTACAGTCAATCATTTTACCAGAAACTTTATGTTCCATACGAATAGATGTAACAGAGTTTCTCAATAAGTAAGGAGATGTAAATTGAATTCCAGCACCTTGAGTAGATAATTCATCTTCAACAGGAGCACCCTCAATAGAGAATCTGTTTCCTGGTAAGAACTCATCACCTGGAATACCATTTAATGTTTCTTGACCACCAAATACTTCAACAGTATAAACGTAGTTTTGACCTTCTTCAAAAGGTTCGTTGATAATACGTACTTGATACAAATCTGGTCTATGTCCTGCAATTAAATGCATTTTAGTAAACCATTTTTCACCGAATACTAATTCAAAAGTTGCACGAGCAGCACCAACACCAGTTGTTCCACTATTAACAACAGCACCATTCCAACGAGCTTCAACAAGAGGAATGTTTCTTTCTTCACTTCCTACAACTTTCCACATAAAGTCATCAGCTGATTCTAATATTTTTTCAGGGAATAAAGATAGAGTTGTATCTAAATTTTTCATTCCTGAATTTTGTAACAATACAGTTGTGATTTTAGTAGCCATTTGAGGCTTAGAACCAAATATGGCTCCAATGTGATTTTTCAAAGTTAAACCTGACCAAGCTTGTCCTTTGATCATTGTAAATTTACCTAGATTCATAGTTATTATTTAATTATTTTATTTGTTTACAGAACAAGTTCATCCCCCATACCACTATATGAATTACTATCTTGTAAAAAAGAAGGTATTCCATTATCTTTAACAGGTGTTCTACGGATTGCAGTTTCTAAATCTTTAATTACTTTAGATTTGGTATTTGAAACAATGTTATTAAAGTTTTTAAATCCATTTGTAAGTGTATATAGATAATATAATTTTAAATCAAACTCAAGAGGATTTTCTCTACGAGATTTCATTAATTCATTTTCCATTTCACCTGTTGTTGGATCTTTACTTACAACATCATTCATTGCTTTATATACTCTATCTTGGATAGCCTTGTTTACAGGTAGTCCTTCGATAAAAGATTTTGAATTATAAAGACTGTCTTTAATTTTATTTTGTAATACTTCATTATCTTTTTGCTCTTGAACTAATCGTTCTTTATAAGCAAGTTGTTCTTGTTCAATTTTACGTTGATTAAAAACTTTTAAAGATTCTAAAGATTCTAAAGCTTCTTCCAAAATCATATCTTCACCTAAATCAATAGTTTTATTTAAAAGTCTATTTACTTTAGCTTCAGGTAAACCTTGATTTAAATAATCTTGTTTAATGATTTCTTTTGCAGTATCTAAATTATCTCTTAAATATTCTTCATTGATTTGAGATAAATCATTAATCTGTGCTTTACTTTGTGCTATTTGATTAACATCAATATTTTCTAAATACTTTTGTAATTTTAAATCAGTCTGAACATCAATTTCTTTTTTAAAAGCTTCTGCTAAATCTGCAGGAGTTTTAACTTCAGTGGAAGTGGGATCCAGTGAGGGCAGTAATCCTTCATCATAAAGGACACTAAACAGAGAAGAATACAGATTGGGAGAATTGTTACTTTCACCCCCACCTTCATCACCTACTTCATCCTCGCCTACTTCCTCTGAACCTTCGTCCTCGTCGAGATTATTATCATTGTTGTCAGATTGATCATCTGTGTTGTCATCTTGTGATTCATCATTATCATTATCATCAGTTTGTTCTTCCGTAAAAGATTCAAAAGGATTATCCTCATAATTTAAATCATAATTAGAATCTCCAAAAAGATCCATTTCAAATTCATTTTCTTCCATAATTTCTCCCTATTTTTATTATAAAATACAAATATACAACATTTTTATTAAGAATGCAAATATATTTTATATTTTTTTCATTAATATTGATTTTTCTAATAGCTAATTGCTTGATTTTTTCT